CATGTTGTCTAGTGTCACTACCACAATTTGTACATCTATAATAATCAGTAACGATAGCAACTAATATAGTATCTTCCTGACATTCTTCACAAATACCATGGACGGTGTCTATATTGTTAAATGTTTTAAATTTATTATCCAACTACTTTTCCACCCTCCCATTTCATATCAGGTAAACCTTCGGTATATTTTTTACCGTCAAAGGTCAGCACTTGTTTTCTGTTTGAACCAGATTCGTGATAGCTTATGTGGACCCATCCGCCTGCAGGATCATCTTTGTCAAAATATTCCATGATCAATTGGTCAAAGTCAACGTTGTTTTGTAGCCAGTAAGCTGTTTTAATGTTGGGCACGCCAAATATTTCCAGGTCGACCGCCTGGCCCTTGGCATGCTGCGATGTCTTTTTGCTGCCGATGGCTTCGCAAAGCGCCTCTGAGCGGTATCCGCTGGTAATCGTAACTGGTTTGTCAAAGTGTGCACGTAAAGGTTCTAAAATTTCATAACACAAATCACCTAAACTTTTAATCTCACCCGAACCTGGAGTATTATCTATACCCTTACGTTGAGCTGTCATAGAATTGGTCATCTCTTTAAGAGTAAAGTGTTTTGAAAGTTGCATGATTTATTTTAATATTAACTTTTTTATAGACAAAGATCCATCTATATTTTTCTCGACCTCAGCCATCGACTTTATGCACTGGTGATGTACATTATTTCCTGTTTCACTTCTCTTGGCATATCTTTTACCTTTTAAACACATTGCCATTGAATGTTTACCTGTATCAGGATCAATCTGAATTCTGTGTTCTTTGATCTCTCCATTAACAATCATAAGAAGAGCCACTACTTCTAAAATCATATTATCTTACCTTTGTTTTCACCTTGCTTGATGACATATTTTTGTGTACCATGTTTTCCAGTTTCTACTTCTTTTTTTAAATTTTTTGCTAGACTCGCAGCTTTGTTCTCTTTGTTTATCTGTGCGATGTGATCCAATACTTTTCTATTGATACGTCCCGTTGCCATTTGCTCTTACCTTATCTTTTAATTCTTCTATATCTTTTAATGCTTTTTCTAATTGTTCTCTTAAAAATTCTATGTTTACTTTGTTAGTCATATTCATCTCTTGAGTCTCTTCCATCTTTTCCACAGACTTGTAAAGATCTTCTAATAAAAAATGTTGCTCCTGGTCTACAGGTACTTGTTCAGATTTTTTTAATAAATCATTTTCAAATAACTCACGTGAAGTCTCCAGTGATACCAATCTTGAAGTTAGCTCTGTGTATGCAAACACACCCATTGCAACTAAAATTATTAGCGATGCTACTGTTTTCATAGGCATCTGTACTGCAGCCGATTCTGATATGTTTAATGGTTTAGTCATTTTTTGGTTTTGGTAGAGGCAGTATATAGTCTTTTGGTGGGATTTTCAATTTGCTTTTCTTAGGTCCTATAAGCTTATCATTCATTAATTTGACGTCAGGGTTCTCTTTTTTGTAGCCATCTTTCAAATCATCCCACAAACTTTGTGAATCTGAGGGTCTAGTGTTGTTTCCTGTTGCAGCAACACCAACACATTTAGATACTAATAAATTAAAACTAGGGTTGTGTTTTAATGTAGGATTACTGTTAACTCTTCCACACATTTTCATAAGTTCTAGCTGTTGTTTTAGCTCCATGTTTTCTTGTTGAACAGCTTTAAATTCATCAGTGCATGCTGAACCTAAATAGTGTCTCCAAGTTAAACGTAACGATCTATCATCAGAAGGATTAGTATAATTATTATCAGGATTATTGTGTCTGTACCTAGACTCATATTCCCTCTGTTCGACTGATACGCTAAGATCACCAGTGCTACAAGTATTAGTACCATTATTAAGATACTCATTTCTACTGTGTGCAGGTCCACCAAACAATGCTAATAAAGTCATCATCACAATAAGTATAGCTGTAAATCTGTAATCCATCCTGCAATACCTCATTGTTCATAAATCCTATCTGTTTAAATCTTTAATATCATAGTCATGTTCTCTGACTTGATCTGCTAGTTGTCTGTATAAATTTTCTGCCATTTGCCACGTAGATTCTGCAGAAGTTAGTCTTGTGTTTTGATCTACAATTTTATCTTCTGCAACTTTTAAATCTCTTTTAAGATCTACAATTTCTTGCTGGTTAGTATTGATAGTATCTGTAAGATTAACAATATAACGAACGCCAGTAAATGTACCGACTAGCACTGAAGCTACCACAGGTACTAATACAAAATTTTTTTTTAACAGATCTGCTAAATTCATTATCTAGTCCAAAATAATATTCTTTTCCACCAAGAGTTTCCTGGTGCTTGACCCAAACTGCAATCACAGTGAGCACACTTATCAATGCCTTCATGTATATGGTGACTTATTTTATGTCCGCAGTCATCACACATTTTTGCTTGTGGTTGTTTAATCATGTTTCTTCTCCTCAATCTCGTAGAAAAATTTATCTGTATCTTCTGTTTTCCATCCACCAGTGTCTTCTACATTCCACTCGTTAGTTTGGACCTTCCAGTCAGGAATATTATCTTTAACTGTAAATGAAGGTAAGTCCCAGATACATCTATTGTTTGGCTGGGCAGCATAATTACCATCTTTTAAGGCTATTATGTGAGCACACTTATGTTCGTGTGGTATTTCTGAATGATCAGTATCTATTATATTACCATTAGGATGGGCCCAGTCAACTGTAAATAGATAGGACCCATGATGCCATTTTTTATCTTTACCAATATATTTTCCGGAAGCTGCGCTTAGAATATTCCAATTAGTAACAGCAGGATAATAACTAAAAGAATTCCAAAGCTCCAATTCATCAAGTCTTCTGCTCGGTACGTCTTCGATTTTGAAACCACGTTGAATAAATGCACTAAGAGGGAGGCGATAAAAGATTGCGCCATTTTCCATAAGTGCGTGCCATAAGATAGCACGACCCCCCAAAGAGCTAAGACCAAAGATAATACAGTCTTCAACTTCTCCATGATGTTTTTTAAGGTCATATAAATACTCCTTTTTTATTTGGGCGTATTGTACAGGAATATTTGCATTTAAGTAAGCCATAATTTATCATTTTATTTGGCCCCAATTAGGGCCAGATTCGTAATCTACTTTGTTAGGTATTTGCAACTTAACTGCATTTTCCATAACACTTTTAATTTTATCAGCTTGTTTATCTGATTCAACAGATATATCCAACTCATCATGTATCTGTATATGCGGTGTAATACCTTCCTTATATAGCTCTAACATAGCTTTTTTTGTCATATCAGCTGCCGATCCTTGTATTAATTTGTTTAATGCTTTGTATGTAAATGCTCTACGACTATCATTTTCATGCCAATAGTTTTTTTGTTTGTTTCCATCTTTGTCTATAACAAATTCACCTTCTTCATCCTTTACGTGAGGACCCATTGATTGTAATTCTAACATTCTTTCATGATCTTGAGGGGGTATATACTTACCCCAATCATTACCTTTTAATACAGGTTCGTATTTAGGAAATCTACATTTTCTATTTAAAATAGTTTTAATTTTACCATTACGTTGAGCTGCAGTCATAAGTTTGTTTGTTAGTTGTTTTACAAATGGAACTTTACTGTGATAAATATCAAATAATTCTTTAGCCTTATCTTTACTTACACCTAACTCTGCTTCAAGTTTTGCTTTACCCATACCATAAAACAAACCCAGGTTAATTACTTTAGCTTGGGATCTAGGAATCTTAGCCATGTCTGCTACTAGTTGGTGAAAGTCAGCATTAGGGTTGTGATCATAAGAATCTGCAATTTCATTTACAGATGCAAGTTTAAATCTTAATGCATATTCTGTAACTAATCTTGGTTCCTGTTGCGAGTAGTCAAACGTACCCCACTTACAACCCTCTTCAGGTATAAACAATGATCTTATTAATGGACCTGTCTCTGGATCTTTTGCTGGTATCTGTTGTAGGTTAGGATTAGAATAACTAAATCTACCAGTAACTGTACCTCCATCATCAGATCTAATTTGATTTATTTCTGCATGTATTCTACCATTATGTTCATGTCTTAATATTGTATCTATAAATGTTGTATTGACCTTGTTTATTTTTCTAGCTTCTGCTATCATCTTAATTGTAGGATGTTCATGCATCGAAAGGAAATTTTTAGTAAATGAAGGCGCACCAGTTTTTTCAGTTTTGTCAAAAGGTAAATTTAATTTTTCAAAAACTTTTTGGATACTTCTTGCGGCCCATATCTGAGTTTCTATTCCTGTGTCTATTTTTATTTGGTGTATCAATCGTTCTTCTTTTCTGGTCAGTTCTTTTTTTAATTGATTGGCTTTTGTCACGTCTACCCGCACCCCTAGGTAACGCATATCGACTAAACAAGGAAACAGATCAGTCTCTAAATTAAATATTTGTTGACAGTCTTCTTCTATTAATAATTTTTTTAGGTGTTGCCAAAGTTTAAAAGTTAACTCTGCATCCTTTTCTGCGTAAGTTCCAACTTCACTTGCAGGTAGTCTCCACATGTCAGCTTTAGGATCTAATCCTCTTGACTTAGCAGCTTCATTCAAAGCTTTTTCATTCTTACCTTCACCTAAATAAAACCATGACAAAGCATTAAGTGTGTATGCAAATCTATTCTCATCTAAAACAGAGCAGGCAATCATAGTATCTACAATTAAACCATTGATTTTTATACCTAAATTACGTATCCAACATACGTCATACATTGCGTTATGAAATATTTTTGTAGCTGGACATTCACAAATATCTTTAAACCATTCTAGAACTGTTCTTCTGCACATGTTAGGAGCTTCAGCATGGGCAATAGGAAAATACCATTTGCCATTATATGTGGCAACTGCAATACCAACTACTTCACCATTACCTGTAACTGCACCAGAACCTTTTGATTTTAAATCAGGATCTCTTGTCTCTAAGTCAATTGAAATTTCATCATAGTCTCTTAAATCAGGAAACTCTGTGGGCATTACCCATTCAGTTTGTATTAGATATCTAGGTACTTTCATTTTTTCTTTTTAAGATCATTCATTTTTAACATCTCTAACTGACAGTAGTGTACAATTTTTTTAAGATCTTCCACTCCCCCCTTCCGTTGATAACGACAAACGTACTTCACAACATTGCCCTGAAAGAACGAGAGATCATTTTTAGAAATAAACTCGTAAGGTTGAATAGGAAACTTTGTGTAGTGATTCCCGCCTACCTGGGTGTATTGTGGAAATGATTCTTTAAATATATCTTCTGCTGTCATAGTTGATACTCCTTTAATATTTTCTTTGCTTTCAATTTATATAAGTTATTTCTTGCTCTTGTGGTACCCACATACCATACTCTATGCTCTTCATCTTGTTTGTCAACACTTAGACGAATACTTTTTTGTACTTTAGATCCTTGGTGTAAAGATAATATTACATTATCTTCTTCACCGCCTTTGGCTGCATGAATTGTAGACAACCATACCCTTGCTTTTTCAGAAAGTTTTTCACCCCCAGAAATTATATTACGGATATAAAGTATTTCTTTCTGATCACCAACGAAGATATCGTACCAATTTTTTTCAGGATTCCAATTTCCACTAGGAATATATTCTCTTACATCATTGATTTCTTTTTCTTCAAGACTACCTTCTCTTATCCATTTAGTATAAGCCATCGCTGCATTATATATTCCAACATTAAAACTTTTACCTTTGTTAGTTTGATAATAAATGTTTTTACTTTTAAGTTGTTTCATTATTTCTAACAAGTTACTTTTAGTTCTAGTAAGAATTAACCACTTATCTTTAGTTAAATCAACTTGGCCTAAATTACTTATGTGAGATGCATAACCTTCTTCCTCTCTTGGTAAATATTCTTTGTGTTTCCTGATGCCTGCTATACGATCTACTGCTATTTGAGATTGTTGTTGAACAGCTCTAGATACTCTTCTTGAATATCTTAAAACTTTTTCAACAGCAGGTTCTTTAATAAATCTATTTACATCAGCTCCAGCCCAGGCAAAAATGGCCTGATCATCATCACCAGCTAAATACATATCATCACAATGTTCTTTTAATTTATCATATAGTTTCCATTGTAATGGAGATAAATCTTGTGCTTCATCAATAAAAATGGCTTTAAATCTAGGTATTTTGTTAGACTCAATAGCTTGAGTAATTAAATCATTAAAGTCTAATAAATGATTTTTCTTTTTATATTCCTGTAAATTAACATCAATGTGCTTGAGTGTAGGCCAGTATATTTCTTTTCTATTATGTTCATTTAAATCGTATTCATCTCTTATACTTATATTTTTATTAATAGCTCTTTGTATCATTTGAAAATAAGGATTGTTGCAAGTTAAAAAATGACTTTGTTCATCATTATATTTGTCAGTAAAACTAACTCTTACATTTAACATCTTACCTAAATCTTCATAGTGATGTGGTTGAATAATATCTTCCTCAGTTTTATTTAATAAATGAAAACAGAATGCATGAAGTGTTTGAAAGTATGGCACTTGTTTTTCATCCACACCAATTCTATTTCTAGCTTCAGTCGCAGCCTTTTTAGTAAATGCAAAGTAACCTATTTTATGATAAGGTGTACGTGTTCTAACATAAGCATTGACTCTACGAATTAATCTAAATGTTTTACCTGTACCTGGTGGTCCATATATTTTAATTGTCTTTTTCATCAGATTTTTTAAATGTATCGATTAATGATCCTTTGTATCCAAAGTTACCATGATGAGTTGTTACTCCATCTACCACTGCATAAAATTTATGACCTGCATTTCTTGCTAAGTTACAAAAAGATACGTCTTCTCCAAACCAATGACCTTGTTTAGAATCAAATGTATTTTCCCAAAAATTATACATATATTTTTTAGCTTCATCAGATATACCATTAGCTGAATTTATTTTTAAGTCAGGATGTTTTTGCATTAAAGAATCATACACTGTTCTTTTAATTAAAGTTAAACCTGCGGGTCCACCTATAATTTCTGTCAGACCTAATTTATCTATACTAATGTCATTAAAATTTTCAAAAGCTACAGAAAATTTAACTGTATTATCATGAGTCTTTTTTCTATATGGAACACACGCCATATCTTTATCGGCTACAATCATTCTGCCTACATCTTTAGGATCAAATTCTACATCAGCATCTACAAATAACTGATAGTCAAAACCAGATTCCATAAAAAGTGCTGATAATATATTTCTTCCATAACCTACGTAAGGACATTTAAATGTACTTACAGTAGATTTTATTTTCGCCTGAGTAAATTTATCCATTAATTTTAATAATGATAAACATGTTGATACTTGCATGGTGTCATAGGTAGGCATACATACAAATACACTTGGTGCTTTAGTTGTCATACTATATTCTCCTTATCTTCTATTATTATTTTTTCATCTGGTATTTCTTCTTTCATCAAATCACCTGCAGGTATTTTTAAACACCTGACGGGTGGAAATGACTTCTCACTTTCTCCTTTTGGAAATCTTTTTTGAATACCAAACTCACCTTTGAAATAAGTTTTAACCAGAGTTCCAGTTCTTGGTCTATCTTGGTTCCATTCATTTCTTTTTATTTCCTCATAGAATTTATCATAATCAAAGTAATAAAATTCATCATCTTTTAATACAGCACCACTTTTAAATGAAGCATATGTTTTTGCTTCGGGTCCGTTAACATAATCTTCTAAATATTTCTTAAGCATTTCAATAGGATTAGTACCAGCAGGGGGTTTAATATCTTCTTTAGTGGCCCATAGAGCGTCCAGGATAGGCTGATAGTCATTATTCTTAATGATAGGGGGAAAGATAGATGTTTGATCTGCTATAAGCGCTCTCATCTCTTTCATTTCTGCTATCTTTTTTATATGTTTTGCATGAATTTGAACTACTTTACTGTCTGATAGTTCTACATTAAAAAAATATTCTGGGTCAGGTTTATAATCTATTTTAATTAACCCTGATATCTGAGGCCAACTACTTTCTTTATGACTACCAATACCAAATTTTCTACGTAGACAAGTTCCCTTTGCACAAAAAGAAGAGATAGGTAAATCATGACAGGTATGTCCCGCTGTATCTTTGTCCCAACTTTTTATTTTTTGTTTTACTTTTTCATCACCCCAGGTTTGATCATACTTAATAAAATCTCTAGCAGCATCTAATAGTTTAGTCTTCCAATCATCTTTATGTTTCTTTTTAACAAACACCATGTAGTTAAATAAAAATCTATCTCTTTCATCTTTTAATTTGTTTCCTGATTCCTGAACCTGTTTACATATCATCTGTAAACAGGGAGGACCATCCAATAAATCTTCGGGACCACCTGTTAATAGTTCTTTAACTTTTTTATTTGATACTTCTTTTAATGACTCTTTTGTTTGTAAGTTATCTTTTACTACATTTATAAAATCATCAAACTCTAATTCTGTTCCATCAGGTAATAATGCTTTACGTTCTTTCTTCTTAAAATAAGGTAAGTTAATAAATGATCCAGAAGTTCTAACATTATCTTGGTTCATTCCTAACTGTGTTTGTTTAGGAAATATTTCTGTCTTAGATGATAGACCAAATAAAAATAATAAATTTTGTAAAAATTCTCTAATTAAAGTTGCAGGTACTTTTTCTGCAGTAAATACATATATGTGAAGTCCATTACTTTTTGATTTAATTGGTACTACAGGAAGATTATTGTCTTGTATTACTTTTAAATAATGATGTATATCAAAGCTAGAATAATCTGATGGATCAATATCAATAGCACCAAAGCTAGCCATACCATTATCATCACACGCTTGAATACCTATTGCACGTTTACCTGTTAAGTGATCTTCATAATCTTGATCAGATATATTTCTTTTAGACCAGCCATAATCACCTGGATCAAATTTTAATTTGTTTGTTTGTGGATCATGGTAACCATTATTAACATTACAAAAACCAAAGTCTCTATCTAGTCCACCAAAATATTTTCTAAATTCTTTCATAATTTATATGGCGCCTCCAGTCTCCCTTCGGCGCCATTGTTATAACTAGATTACTATACTATGTCTTGTTGTTTTTGACCAGCATCATATTTAGGTTTAGCAGTTCCTTTAGAAACTTGTTTCTGAAGTTGCGCTGCTATCTCATAAGTAGATGCATCCTCTTTATTAGAAACATCAAGGTTTCTTACTCTTGATGGTCTATAGACATGCCAGCTTTTGCTGCCAGAAGTTTTACCCATTGTATTTAATTTATATACAGCTGAATAAGTTGCTGGATTAAATGAACCTTGATCATCTGTGAATCTAAGATTCTTGATAAGGTTATTTAGTTCCCTCGCTGGAGATAGATTAGAAGATCTCATTGGGATCACTGCAGGTTTTAACTCTTTATCTACCATCGCTAGCACATAAAAGTATGCAGTCTTCTCAACATAGTTACCATTAGGTAATCTATATCTTCCATTTCTTTCCTCAACAGCATCGGCTGGAATCTCTAAATGAGTTCCTACTGGAGCTGAAGCACTATCACCTCTCTCCTGCCATTCAGGATACCTAGTTTGAGCATGAGCGATTATGATATCTAATCCCTCTTGTCCATCTATAAGTTTACCAAACCCTGATGCATAAATCATACCAGGTTTAGCTCCTTCTACATGTTTAGCGTCTCTCTCATTACACTCTGGTGAAAGTTGATGTAAGATTTTCAAAATCGGTGTTGATACGTCATCTGATTTTATTTCTTCAGCTCCTTTACCAGAATCTCCTCTGAGATTAATAGTTGCTAATGCACCTGCATTAGCTTTTTTTGCTACTTGACTTTCCATATATACTCCTTTGTTAGTCTATTGTTTTGGTTTGTTAGTTATTTTCGTTTGATATCCAGCAAACGTACTGAAATACTCTGAAGGAATCTTACCACCACGTGAATGGAGATCCTCCAGAGCAACTCTTAAGGTCCCAGCATGAACAGAAACTTTTTGTTCCGGATCATAACCTTGACCTTTTGCAAGGGTAGCATATTGCTCCGCCTTGTTATCTTCGTCCCGGCCGAACCTCACTGTAATTTCATTTTTTACAATGTTGCCCATACCGTTATCTCGAAGCCAGTTATATGCTTCTGGTCTTTTAGCTGCGTACGCAGAAGCAAAAAATTTATTAGATACTTCTATTTCAGAACCATCTTTTAATTTCATAGTTTTAAGATTCATAGCATTCATCATGTCAGGAATTACAACTTGAGAAAAATGTTTTTCTCTATCTTCTAATTCTTTTATCTTACTTTTATGATTATCTATTTCTTGTTGAATGTCTTGTAATGTTTTTATGTGTTGGGAAAGTTTTTCCGGTTCAGTTTGAGTCACCTGATCAGGCGCATCAGCTCTTAGATTTATCGTCATGTTACTCCTTAATAGTTTAATAGTTTAAATTTATATTTGCACTATTTTATATATAGGATAATTTCTATATGTCAATACTAATTTTGAAAAATATTTAATTCAATTGGATAATAAGAAAATTGTCTTCTATCATATTTTAACAATTTGAATTTACCATTAGTAATATCAGAAGCCACTGCACACACTACTCCAATTATGGCAGGGTCGCCATAAAGTAATAAGTAATCATTGGTTGTAAAATCTTTTAATGAGTTTTTTATTTCCATTACCATTGGTCCTGGTGAAAATTGCATTTGTTTTAATCTTGGAAACATAATCTTAATTTCGCCATACTTTAATGCAGGTGTAATATCAATTTTAGGTTTACCACTATCTCTATCTACTGGTATTTCTTGAACTAAATATACTTTTGGTTCGCTCTGGGTAGCTGTGGATTTATGATGATCTTTTATTAACATTGACTTTATTCTTTCAATGTAGTATATACCTTTTTAGAAAGATAAGTAAATGTTAAATTATAAATATAAAACTGAGCCTTACGCTCATCAACGTAAAGCCTTAGAACGTTCTTGGCAAGAAGAATACTTTGCCTATTTTATGGAAATGGGTACAGGTAAATCTAAAGTATTAATTGATAATGCAGCCATGCTTTATAATCAAGGGAAGATAAATGGTTTGCTTTTAATTGCACCTAAAGGTGTATATAAAAATTGGTATGAAGATCAAATACCTACTCACCTTCCTGATTATATAAATAAAAAAATTGTTCTTTGGAAAAGCTCAGATAAATCTGGTGAACAGGTAAAAAAATTAAATACATTATTTCAAACTGGAACTGAATTTCATATTTTAATTATGAATGTTGAAGCTTTTTCATATGATTTTGGTAAAGAGTTTGCACGTAGATTTTTAGACTCACATAATGCGATGATGGCTATTGATGAGTCTACTAGCATTAAAACACCCACTGCTAATAGAACTAAAAATATTTTAAAATTAAAGAACCTTGCTAAATACAGGAGAATCTTAACAGGTTCTCCTGTTACTAATTCACCTTTAGATTTATTTAGTCAGTGTGAATTTCTTGGTGATTGGCTTTTAAAAACAGATAACTATTATGATTTTAGAGCTAGATATTCTGTTATGAAATCTATTAATTTAGGTTCTCGTAGTGTTAATGTGGTTGTAGGACATAGAAATCTTGGAGAACTATCATCTCTAATAGAACCTTTTTCTATGCGTGTATTAAAAGATGATTGTTTAGATCTGCCATCTAAAACATTTATGAAAAGAGAAATAACAATGACTCCTCAACAAGAAAAAATTTATAAAGCCATGAAAAAATATGCTATGGCAGAGTTAGATGGAAAAAGATTAACTACTAGTAATGTAATGGTTCAGCTGATGAGGCTTCACCAAATTACTTGTGGTCATTTTACAGCTGATGATGGAACTATACAAGAGATACCTAATCATAGAGTAATAGAGTTAATGGAAATATTATCTGAAGTAGAAGGTAAAGTAGTTATATGGTCTAACTATCAAAAAGATGTAGATACAATTATGAAAGCTATTAGAAAAAAATATGAACGTAATGATATTGTTGTAGACTATTATG